ATCACCGTTGTAGCCGGTGTTGGAGCTGGTTACGTAGTACTTGATGTCATCCGCATAAAACGGCTCCTGAGAGCCCTGTGCCGAGAACTTGATCGACACGGCGCCAGGCCAGCGGACCGGCTTCTGATAAGTGGCCGTTCCATCCTCTGCGATGGTAGCCAGTGCATAATGGACGTTTTTAAGGCCGTACCTCACCTTGTTCTTCTTACCCATACCTGCCTCCTTATAAAGTCAGTTCGTAGAGCACTTCATACATGCGCTCTGAATCGATGTAGGTTTCTGATTTCTCCCAGTGAACTTCGTGGTCAGCGAAGATGTTCTGAAGCTTCTTTTCGAGCTTTGGACTCTTCTTATCTGTGTACAGCTCAACGTTCACTTCCGGGAATGATGCATACACGATGTTGTCTGCGCTGAAAGTGTCCTCCCTGGGTGAAAGAAACACTAAAAAAGGAGGATCCGGAGACTCCCCTTCAGCAAAGTGATCGTAGGCAAGCGGAAGATCCGCTTCCTCAAGCATCGCTACTAATTTCTCGTATGTCATGATCCTCCCTTCTCGAGAGCTGACTGAATATCCTCTTCCAGCTCCTTTACACCTTCCTGTTCAGCCGGTGCGATATGTGGAAAGGCTCTGGTTCTCCCACCACCGCGCTTTGCATGACCGTGCTCCAGGAGATGGGTCAGCTGATACCTGCCGGCATGAACTGTCATGACAAGACGTTCGTTGTTCTCGTCTGTCTTCGTGATCTTCCAGGACTTTTTGTACTTGCCAGTGAGCTCCGGCGCATTCGACTGGATATCCTTCTTTACCTTCTTCGCAACCTTCTCGACAGATTCCTTCATGGCATCCGTTGACAGGTCCCTGTACTCTTCGAGGCCTTTCATGATCTCGTCCGACAACTGCTCCGGTTTAATTGTCTTGCTCATCGCTTCACCCTCTCGCAATGAAATTTCAGGCTCCGGTGCTTATACCCCATCGGGTTTACATAGAGGATGTTGTACAGCTTCCCGTCAGCAATGATCCGGTAGCCATCCGGCGTCACCTTTGATAGAAGCTTACAATATCGGGTTGTGAAATCGATGGCCTCCTTCGGATTTGTGGTTCCGGCTGCCTGCGCCTCCGTTCCGGATCCGGAGGCCGTAGCCCAGCATGTGATGTAATCTTCCGCATGGTTGGTGTGATTCTTATACTCATCAACATCCGTCACCTGTCTCTGAAACGTAATCCGGAGATTCAGTGCAGCAATATCCATTTAGAACACCGCCTTTCGGATGCCAAAGAGTATCGACCGCAGCATCATCGTGAGCTCATGCATGTCGGCATCCTCACGATGTTCGTAAAGATAGCTGATCGTATAATATGCTGCTGCCCTCACCACATCTTCGTTCTGTACAAACTCATCATCGGAGAGTCTTGCGACATCCCTCACGAGTTTTTCTGATGCAGAGATCAGCTGCGTAATATAAGCATCATCATCTGAGAAATCCACGCGGAGTACAGATTTTGCTTCATCAAGCGTGATCATTTCTGCCTCCTAACAAAGCAGGGTGCCGGACCACTCCGACACCCCGTCAAAAGTTACTTATTCTCAGGCACCTGCCTTCGCAGACAGGATCTTGACTGCCTCAGGAAGGACCAGCTTACCGTCGACTCTCTCCTTTGCAACGTAACCGATCATGCCGTTTCCAGCAAAGAGCTCGCGGAGCTCCTGGAAGGATCTGGTTCCACGGTCGCCGATGTTGTAGTAGGAGAAGTCACCGAATGCGATGCCGGAGTTGCCAGCATCGAGAGTCGGGCAGTATGCGGAAGTATGGATTGCATAGCCGCACAGACGATCCGGCTCACCTGCCTGGTAAGAAGGCTGCCAGATATAGCCTCCATTTGCGTCCTTGAGCTTACGAAGTACCGCAAGCGTCTGGTCGTTCATAATGAAGGACGCATTCTTACGATACGGACGTCTCAGTGAGTAAATGAGATCCAGGATGTTGTCAGACGTGAGCTTGCCGGCAGCAATCTCTACTGCCTTCTCGCCGCCGCCCTTGTCTGCGAAGATTCCAAGCGGCTTGCCCTGACCATCACCATTCAGGAATGCGTCCTCCTCGGCGTTACCGATGGCACGGCCAAACTGGTCGATGATGTATCCCTCCAGGTTGAAGGCATTATCGTACAGCAGCTCTTCAGTGATCTTGATTGCCACGTGGAGCTTGTGAGCATCCATCATGATCTGATCGAAGGTTGCATCGCCAAAGGTCAGCGCCTCGCCCTCCTCGATCCATGCTGCAGCCGGCTTGGTAGCAGCGATGTTGATCTTGTGTTCACCAGAAGTAGTGATCGTAGTCGCCAATCCTCTGAAGATGTTCTCCTCATCGAGCTTGTCGATCAGCCTCTTATCCCACTCAGCCGGAACAAGATATCCGCCGTTGGCATCGTTTCCTTCTTCCAGAACGTTGCTGATCTGGTGGAAATTGGATCTCATCGCTGCCAGGAAATCGACAGTGTACTGATGAGAAGCTCTGCCGGTCAGCGGCTGGTCACCTGCGCCAGCACCAGGTCTTGCAGTGATCGGCTTGGAAGTCGGCATCTTAAGCTTTGCCTCCATATCAGCAAGGCGCTCCGATCTCTCGATTTCCTTGGTGAGGTCCGTGATCTCCCTCTCCATCTTGTCATAGACAGCGCCGTCCTCAGCGGACATGGTGCCGTCCTCAGTTCTGTGCGTATCAAGAAACTTCTTTGCAGCTTCCCACGCAGTTGCTCTCTTGGTATAAAGTTCCTTCAGTTCCATTGTATTCATCCTCCTTAGAATGCGTCCTTCATGGACTTGAGTCTCTGGTAGCGATCAGCTACCGATACACGTGCTTTGCCCGGCTCCTTTGCAGGTGCCGGATTGTGCTTTCTTACATAGTTTTCCAGCTTGTTGGTGACTGCCAGCTCAAATGGATGAGCTGCAAAAAGCATCCCGGAGAAGTGGTCTTTCTCCCTATCCGGGTCCTTGTCAGGATCTTCATCCGGATTCTCATCCAGGTCTTCCTTCGGATCACCAGTATCCTCTTCTGGATCGTCCTTATCAGGGTCCTCCTTACCAAGCGGAATCCCAGAAGGATCGTCCCTGGTAATCACCCCATCGGCAAACCCGAACTCCACTGCCTTATTGGCGTCCATCCAGGTCTCGTCCTCCATGAGCTTGGAGAGCTTATTTCTGGAGAGACCCGTCTTCTCCTGGTAGGCATTGATTATGGAGTTCTTCACTTCATTTAGCATGTCGATTGCCTTCTCCAGGTCGCCGTGATCTCCCATAGCTACCGTCGAAGGGTTATGAATCATCAGCATTCCAGTCGGCGAAATGAGGACCTCATCCCCTGCCATCGCAATGACGGATGCTGCCGAAGCCGCAAGTGAATCGATCTTCACGGTCACATGACCTTTATAGTCACGGAGCATGTTGTAGATCTGCGCTGCCGCGAAGCAGTCGCCTCCTGGACTGTTGATCCAGACTGTAATGTTTCCCTTGCCACTTGAAAGCTCATCCTTAAAGAGCTTCGGAGTGACATCGTCGTCGAACCAGGATTCCGAAGCGATCGCTCCATTAAGAAACAGGGCTCTTTCCTCTGCTTCCTCTCCGGCCTCGTCCCTGACCCGGTTTGTTACCCATTTCCAGAACTTGTTCATCGCTATCTCCTTCCTGTTCTGAATCTGTCTGCTGCTTGTAGGCAGCGCCTGCGTACTTCAGCGGTACCATTGATCCGTTTACGAGATACAGGTTGCCGCCTTCCTCATCCGGAATCCGGTCGAGGTTTTCCAGCTCCCTCACATCATTGACAGACATGAAACCGTTATTGATGCCGGTCGCATAGCCCTGCATCCTGGATGCATAGTCACCGCGGAGAAGGCCATCCACGTTAAAGCGGATGAAGTAGTTCTTCTTTTCGTCCGGTGTCAGTAGCACCCTCTGCATTGCCTGCTCCCAGCGGACCAGCCAAGGCTGAAGTGTGTACTGCACGAACTCCAGTGACTGTTCCTCTATATTCGAAAAAGTCGCATGCTCCAGGTCCCCGATCATGTGAGGCGGGATCCTGAAAATGCGTGCGATCTCATCAAGTTGAAACTTTCTGGTTTCCAAAAACTGCGCCTGCTCCGGGCTGATGGAGATGGGCGTGAACTTCATACCTTCTTCCAGGACGGCCACGCGGTTGCCCCTGTGAGGCCCGCCATAGGCTTCCTCCCAGGCCTTACGGACCTTCTCCGGATCCTTCAACACGCCAGGGTGCTCAAGCACCGCTCCAGGATTCGCACCGTTGGCAAAAAATGAAGCGCCGTACTCTTCGCAGGCGCTTGCCATACCAATCGCATTCTTAGCCATCGCGATCGGGCTGTATCCGACCAGGCCATCAAAGCCAAGCCCCGGGATATGCAGCACATCCTCCGGCCTAAGAATCACCGATCCTGTTTTCATGGTCGGAGCTTCATCCTGGTATTTCTGGTATTCGTAATAGATTCTTCCCTGCTCATCGCGGTCGACTTTCATGCGGTCCGGCATCAGCGGATAAAGAGATACCACCTCTCCTTTCCCGTTCCGGATGATCTGCGCGTAGGCATTTCCAAATAATAGAAGATGCGTCATCAGCGTCTCCCGGAAGGAGAAGCTCGTCATCTCTGGATTTGGTTCATCATGGAGAAGCAGGTACAACGGATGGTTAGTTGCACGCTCCTTGGCTCCGTCCTTACCGTAGCGGTAAGTGATCAGTGGAAGGCCTGCCACTGCCTCCGCAAGAACTCGGACGCAGCAGTAAACTGCCGTAAGCTGCATCGATGACCGCTGGGTTACCGAGGTTCCTGAGCTGGTCCTTCCAATGAAGGGCCGATAGGAATCACCCGGCAGGCTGTTTCTGGGCTCTGCTCTTGATTTGAAAATTCTTGAAAAGATACTCATGTGTACTCCTTAAAACACGATCAATCCGCGTTCGTCATAAACGCTCGTTGTGTTCTCATGCCGGATGCAGCGATCCAGCGCCATGATGGC